GTTTCCTGGCGACCGCTGGGTTGTGTGGCACGCACTGAGTACTTAATTCCTCCAAAAGTGCGACCACGTACAACACGCTCGGTCTTTAACAGGCGTAGAGCTTCACGACCCATCTTAGCATCTCGATACATCTTAATCTTGTAATCATGTGCCTCGAGACTCACACTCGCGTCGAACCGAACGACGTCCATGCTAAGTAAGATGGGATTGCTAATCTCACTGCTCCAATGTTCCATCCAAAGCTCGATGTCTTCCGCCTTCCAAGCGTAAGCCACACCGATGCGCTTGTCCAATGTTCGTTGACCCAATTCATGGGAATACCTACTAATAAATGGACCAAGCGTTAGGTTGGAATAAGGTGTGCAGCCTTGAATAGCACGTGGAGTCATTGTCTGTAACTCGCCATTGCTGTGGACACCGTACAGGTAAACGTACGAATCGGTGTCGGTAAGCCTTGGCAGGTTCCAGGAGAATCCTTTGATGTTGTTTTCGCGCTTGATAAAACACTCGTGTCTGGCCACGCGCATGTCAGTCTCAACGACTCGACCCAAAACATAACGTTCCCTTTGAGCTGGCTCAAGAGATGCGAGCCACTGCTCTTCATCGGGAACAATGTGAATGGGGAGTCCGGAACCATCTGGTCCGGTGTCAGCATTGTTGAGTGTCATGTAATTGTACGCATCAATCCAGAAATTTGGGTGTGGTTGCAGCGTGTCACGAGTGACACGGCTGCTCACTGCCCTCAATTCATTGTGCGTGCAACTGCGTGCTACGAGTGGGGTGAACGATCCGAGTCCGATACCAACGAGCGCACTCCCGAAACTCGCACGACAATTATCTTTAATGCGTGCAGTTCCAGGCAGGACGATCTCACTGGCATGTTTTTGGAGGTCCACGATTTCGTACTTGTCAGCCTTGTCTTGTGACACACAATACGAGGCTACAGCACGAGGGTTGTAATCGATGTGACCTTCAGGGACTGGGTAGATATTCACCTTGCCGTCGCGTAAGCATGCGGCTTTGATGGCATTATAGGCACGACGTCTCTTCGCTGCAATCGAAAAGCGATCGAGATTGGTAATGACCTTGCCACCAAGACTCTTGATCCAAGAGATGATGCTTAAGCTATCAGCCTTCACGGGGGGGTTCTTCACCCAGAAATTGACATTACTGTCTTTCGGGGTGATTTTGACAGGTTTAGGTCTCTGAAACAGAATGCCATCCTCACCATAATACCATTGAATCAACTCGTAAACTCCGAGGATGGCACTGGTGAAGGTGACACAACGTTTGGTCGTGAGAGGAGACCAACCGAAACCGGTCGCAAGCCCTTGAAAGGCATCCATGATGCTGCCTTTCACCGGTGAAGGGATGATACGTGTTAGGGAGGTACGCGTCGTGTTCTGCATCTCTCGCAATTTAGCGAGGAACGTAGTCACACTTGTTGTGATGGCACCAAGACCAGTACTCAATGCAGTCGGCGTGATATAACGCCACAAACCGCTATATGCGAAGACAGCGACACCGGCCATGACCGGATGAAAGGCGTCGACGCAAGAAACGGTAGACTGCAACGGGTGCGGTCACACTCAGCTTGTCCAATAAAGGACTAGTACTGAGTGGGATAAGGACATTGTCATTGTACTCTTGAACCTCATAGGCACTATCACGCAACATGGTGATAGCACCATTCACGTTACGTACTGCAACACGTGCAGCCAGAGCGCTTG